CTCAAGAGCTTAGAGCTACTTTGTACCAGTTGCTCGTAGAACTCAGGGTTAGCAAGGAACCAACGACCTTCTTCTGGAATGTTCTGCTCATCAAGCAGACGCGCCATGTGTGAAAGAACGTCGATAGGATCATGCTCACCAGAAGCGTAGCCAATGTCGAGGTTACCAGTACCGTCGAAAGTACCAGCCGCCAAGTCAGTAGCACTATCAGAACCAAGGATATGGTTCGGAGATGATGCAGGGACGCCAGCAAACATAGAAGCAATCACGCCTTCATCAAAAGCATCACGCAGTGCGTAAGCGGCTGAAGAAGATGCAACTTCCTTAAAGTTGACATGAGACATAGAAGTTTCGATATCATCAACGATGAACTTGAATGCGTTCGCCGTATCGACAACGAGGCTGACTTCTTGGTCGGTCAACTTAGTTTGGGTTACGTCCTGACCACGCTCGTACTGATAAACGGTGATTACCGGCTCTTTGATAATACGTACTGTATCACCAAATGCAGTAATTTCACCAGCATAGTCGGTGTTAGTGATAGCTTCCGCTACTGAAGACTTCCGAAAGAAGTTAAGTACCTTCTTGGAATAAACAGCAGGAAGGAAGAACGAATTGGTCTGACCCGCTACAGAGTTGGCAAAGTTCGCATCTGTATCTGTAGTCGGCTCAAAGTACTGATCTGATTGGTTATAAGCCATGTGAAAAATCTCCTAAAAAGACAAGTGTTATCTTGCTACCCGTCCTTCTTCGATGGCACGATCAATTTCTGCTTCGTAACGATCATACTCATCAATAGACAGGGCGGCAATTTCCCGTTGTGTCCAAATCTTAGCGTTCTGTGGTTCAACGCCGGTAGTCTTTGTTGATACCATATCAGCCGCATTGGACTTTGAAAGTTGTGACGGACGAGAAGATTTCTTAATAGCAATATTATTTTCCATTTTATAAAGATCTATTGCACGACTAGCCAATCCAACATTATCTGGGTTTTTGTAGATCCAACGCTGAATTTCTTCAGGCTGAGTCTTAGCCCATTCGTGAAACTTGTCATCACCCCTGATATCTTCAAAGTCAGGGTGTCGCTCTCTAAGAGCTATTTCAGCATCACGCTTTGACATTTCTGCCTCACGCATTTCTAATGCCGATAGCTTTTGTTGAAGAGCGTTCATCTGCTCTTCGCTTCTCATATGAGCAACTGATTCAACAGTATCATATAGATCAGGATACTCTGATTTAAAACGCTCAAGTTCTTCAGCACTCTTTGGCGGTTGATACTGCGGTTGAGCAGTTCGTGCCATAGCCTCTAGTTCTTGTTCACGTTGTTTAAACTCAGAGATCTTTTGATCGTAATGTTTTTTTAGATCGTCATACCGCTTTTTATAATTGGTACGAGGACGATTTTCTTGTTGAGGGGTTCCGTCTTCGGAAGTAGCCTCTTGTCCTTCAAAAAATAATGAATCTGCACTGCTAGTAGTTTTAGCGTCTTCTGTATGCCAAGACTTCTTTGCGTTGTACGGATTCGCTTGCTCTTCTTCACTCATGTCACTTCTCCTTTCTGGGGCTTGTTGTCTCTTCAAGGTGGCTGTGTTATTGCGCTTTTAACACAGGGTCTTGATACTACAAGGTGGCCTCAAGGTTATAAAATGATAAGGGGCTAAAGTTCTAGGTAGCCTTATCGGTTCATTAGGCTAGGCATACGGCTTGAATAAAGCATTTGGCGTTCAATATCCTCTTCTCCATCCTTTGGAACTCCATACATTTCTTCAGGATTTACGAAAGGGTTTGTGCCAGCTTCACCGCCGTTTGCCATGCCCATAAGACCGCCATCATAGGCACGTTCAGCATCGTCCATCATTTTTTGGAGATTGTCTGCGCCTATTTGGTCAGTCGCTTTTCTGGTGATTACAAACTCACCATCCGATAACCTTGCGGGTATCGAATCTGATATGCCAGTACCGGGGCCTTCAACTTCCCCAGAACCAGCAAATTCTGTTGCATTAAGCAAAACTTTATCTAAGATCCCTTCTAGTCTTGGATCTTCGTCTAGAACCTTAAATAAATATTCTTGCTCTTCGGGTTCTAATACTTCTTCAGCTACGTAGTCTACGTACTCTTCTTCCATCTCATCGTCTGGAAGCATATCTTTAGCCTGTTGCATTTCTTCTTCTGGGCTGATGTTATCGTATGTGTCTACTGGAGGCTCTTCAACAGGCATCATCATTTCTGGTGGAACCATCATAGAACCTCCTTCATTTACAAATTCTCTAGATTCTGCTTCATTAATTCGTTTTTCAGTTAAATTATGAAATTCATCTCGCAGTTTTTCTATACGGGCCTGACTACCTTCTAAAATATCTTTAATTTCTTTTTTGTTATATCCTAATGCAGAAGCCATTTTTATAATTTCTTCATCTTGCATACGTATTGCCGCAAACTCAGCAATCATTTCAGCGTAAGCATCTGGTTCTGGCACTTCTTTTTTTAAGGCGTCTAATTCTTTTTTAGAAAAAAACAAAGCATCTTTATTGCGAGTACTTAACAATTTTTCATTTGTTTTATTATCTATACCGATACCTTCTTCTACACCACCATCTGCCGGCCCGTCAGCCGCTTTACTTGCTTTTTTAGAGCTAAATTTTTTAAAAACTTCTTTTGCCGCTTTACTAGCAATAGATCCAATATTAAAACCTTCTCTTGGAACCATTAAAGATCCCATAGCTTTGTCATCTCTATCAAGATCAACGCCACGACCCATTAATACATCTGCGCGTGTTACTTCGCCGTCTTTATTTAAATCTGGAAATGCTTCAGCCATCGTCATTATCCTTTCGTCTTTGAATTACTTGTTCTTTTAATGTAAGAAGGTTAGCCAGAGAACTCGCCTTCCCCTGCCTGCGGAACAGATCCCGTTCCGATGTTTCCACCGCCAGTGCCTGTAACTCCAACATCCGTAGGTTCTGGAGGTGTTCCTTCAGGGGTTCCCACAGTTCCGGGTTGTTGACTAAGGGGATCAGCCTGTTCGCCAGTTGCTTGTCCAACATTATTTTGCATTCCTATAATCTGTGCGGCTAGTGCCGCTTCTTCGGGATCGTTAAGGATTTCGTCAGGATCAAGATCCAAACTATACGCCAGTTCGCTAATAAGCTTAGACATTTTAACAAAAGGTGCAATAGCTGGGTTTTGAGCCGTCTGAAGAAACATCGTCAACCGCTGACTTCTTACTTCTTTTTGCATGAGGCTATTTGTACCCATAGCCTTAATCTCTAGATCACCAGTAGTCTTTAGCTCTCCATCAAAGAACTGCATATTCCACTGAAAGTATGCTTTGCCCAAAGGCTTCAGTAAGAAATCATCAAGATTCTTTACGACTGTTTTAATGTTGAGTGACGCGGCACCTAAAAGCATGGACATACCAGAAGCTGTACGAGTCATACTTTGTACGCCTGTCTGACCATGTGAATAGCTAGGAATGCCTGTTTGTTCGTCTGCAAGCTGTCGGAACTTATCGAACATCATCATATTTTCTTGAGATGTGTTCGGGAACTTTAAGCCATGAATAGCTTGACCTTGCATACCCGACTGACGCCTAAAGACTTTGCCCGGATAAATTTCCATACTTTGTCCACCAACAAGCATAGTTTCATCTACGTCAAATACTAACGAGCCACTAAGGGCTAGGTTATCAATTGCCAGCCTTGCATGACCATTCATAATCTGCTGGCTGTCATTCATGTTTTCTGCTACGCCTACGCCAAAAAAGCTATAAGGGTTTCTTTCGTATGGAAACGCATTGTAGGGAATGCGGTGTGGAGTGAAGGGATTAATAACAGCCCTGAGTACAAGACCATTACAAATCCAAGCATTGATTTGTACTTCATCAAGAATATCTACCTCTTCTGGAAGTTCGATGCCAACATCTTTTGCATACTCTGCGTCCATTAAGCCCCAATACTCAAGGACTTCAAAACGACTAGCGCCCATCTCTGACATACGCTGATCGTCTTTAAGTTCGTACTCGTAGTCTTCTTCTGTGTAGTTAGGGCCAAGCATCATACAATCACGAATAGCATCTTCGTTAAAGTACGGCATCTTTCGCAATGCCCTAAGCTGAGAACGATTAAGCTTGTGACGATGTACTACATACTCACATTCTTCAATAGATGTGGCATTAGGATCAGGAAAGAAATCCCATACGCTTACAAACTCAATACGCGGTACACGTACAGATGTAGGACTGTATACTCGCCCTTCTTCATTATCTTCCCACTTATGTAATGTTTTATTAAAGTTGAAGGGGCCTTTTACAATACCTGTACCAAAAAGCGTAGATTCAAAAATGGCATTGCGTAGTTCTGTAGAACCGCCTGACTCATCAATCTGATCGTGAATAAGTTTCTCCATGTTCCTTGCGGCTTCTTTAGCTGGAGAAATTTCTGGAATATTGGGGATTGGTGTAGGGCCTACATCAAAAGAAACATTTTCAGCAGTTTCAAAATTTTCAAAAATTCCTTCACCAGAAGACATTGTAGCTCCCGGTTTAAGGACACGGCCATCACCAGCATAACCTACGCCCCCTTCTGGGCGGTCTTGTTCCATAGGAGGTTCTGGAGTTACATTTGTTTCAATACCCGGAGTAGGTTCAGAGCTAAGGTGCATATACTCGCTGACACCTTCGGGTAGTGGTGTATGAGAAACACCAATTGGAAATTTACCTGTACCGAATATTACGTCAACAAGCTGTCCAAAAGCCGCAAGTACTTTAGTCTTCGTAACTTTAATAAATACACGAGACTTTTCAGATTCTCTGAATCTTACGTTCTTTGGATAGATTCCACGGAAGTTGTGATACGCCGTAATCCAACGGTTTTCGTCAGAGTCTCTAGCCATCTTAGAGTCTGCAAACCGTGCTTCAATAAGACCAGCAAGGTTTGATTTGACTTGAGCATCTGCATTAATAGACAAACCATCTTCACCTTTTACTTGTTCAAAGTAAAGATTGTTTGCGCTATCAACTATAGTGTTGTCTTCTGCCATGTTTATCCCATTGGTGTTAGGCTAATGATTGCATATATTACTGTAAAACCAATCGTTGTGCCTAATAAATAAATACCGTATGTATTAAAGGGTCGCCAAATTCTAGAGTTTCTTTTCAAAGAATACCCCTGCGTAATTACCACTTTTTTCTACGCCAATTTGTAACTTGTCATTTATGCTTTTTGTAGCTTTTAATGAATGAGATCTATTACCAGATTTATCTGTTGAAGTTTCACCACGAACTTTAAAACCTTTGCCTTTGTACGTAGCACCTACTCCAGCCCTTTGGTAATCATCAGTTCCTGAAACAGACATAGATAAATCTAAATTACCTACAGATTTGTGAGCAGATAATCCACCCATATTATACATATCTCTTTTTTTCTTCATGTTAGTATCCAAATGTTCCGTCTGAAGGTTGGTAAATAGTTTCACGATGTAGCTGGCGCATACGACTAAAGGTATCATCTATGCGCGGTCTAGACATAATGAGATACCTCAACGCATCATACGCATGGTCTGGTGCGTGGGTATCTACATCTTCAGGGTTGCTTTTATCCAGAGGAATACTTTGCAGTTCGCGTATCAGGTTAGGACAAGTATTAAATATTTGTAATTTGGGCCTTCCGCTTTGCTGAACCTTCAAGTATTCGTGGATTTGAATCTTGCCTGCAACTCTGTTTTTATCCGCTCGTCTTAGCTTATGTCCAGCCTTTACAAGCGTTTCACCAACTGTAGGGCCTGTTTGCCCTGTACGGTTCCAACACGCTGTGTCTAATACGCCCGGAACGCTCATTGGATCATTTAATTCCATTTCAGTAATCAGTTGAGCTAGGTCTGTTGCTAATAGTCCTTTTCGATAGAGTTCTCTGTATATTATTAGTGTGTTGTCATCTCTATCTATTGCACCCCAGACACAAGCTGATTCTGAAGCATATCCATAGTCGATTCCTTTTATACGATCCCAATGTATTGGGATTTCAAAAGGATCAATAATATGGATGTTTCTGTCAAACTCTGTGAAGGCCGCACCTTCTGCAACCTCCCAATCACCTTCTAGTAGCTGTCGCCGTTGCGTAGGTGGCAACGCCTTCAGCATCTGTTCATATCTTCCGTCACTGGCTAAGTATGGATTATCGTCTAGCCGTGCCGGTATAAACTTACGGGTTAGTCCGTCTTCTCCCTTAAATGATTCATTAGGCGGTGAAGGAGTAATATATCTTTTCTTTACCCAATGCGCTCCAACACCACCGGGGTTAGCGGTACACCGCATATATGGTATAATTTCTGGGTCTGTTGTACGCAGTCGTGAAGCCAAGTAGTTCCAAGAAAACTCTGTAGCTTGGTGCGTAATCTCATCAAACCCAATCCAACTATACGCTTGTCCTTGGTATCGGTAAACATCTGCATCCCTCTCCAAGAATCCAAATTCTATTTTAGCTCCAGACGGAAAGTTCCAGAGCTTTTCTACTTCTTTGTACTTACAACCGGGAAAGGCTTTCGGGTAGAGTTCACGAGACTTATCTATTAGCTCCCGTAACTCTGGCATAGAACGCCGCAGGATTAAAGCTCTATGCGCTCCCCGATGAGCAAAGCGTAGTGGATCAACCAACATCGCATAGCTCTTGCCTCCACCAGCCGCACCACCATACAAAACATCAGTCTCAGAAGCGGCAAGAAAGTCAGTTTGTGGGCCATCGTTGGGCCTAAAGATGACATTCTCTTCTGCGACAGTCCTCAACGCCTTGGGCAAATCGTCAGTCGTTGTTGTTGTTATTTTCCCTTCGGCTTTTGCCTCAGTTCCTTCTAATTTGTTTAAAGTACTTTTAGAAGTGTCGAGTGACCGTTTATAGTTTTCAAGCTTGGTGCGAGCCTGCGCTAACCGTTTTTCTTTCTTTCGTACAACTTTCCTTGCATCAATCTGTGCCTTGGTTTTGGAGTGGTAGTTGTAGCCTCGACCTGACGAACCTTTGGGTCTGCCAGTTTTCTTACGAGGTGTTCCATCCTTTTTGAGTATAAAATTCCCGTTGTCGTCTCGCATATACGCATCAGGGTTTTTCTCCCAATCATTCATATCGGTCTACAATCTTTTTTAAACCAGTATGAGATATAGTTCTGTTTGTATCATACTCTAACCAAGTAGCCGCTTCACGTAAAGATAAAACATTATTTTTTACTAGCGGCACGATTTTGTTGAGGGCTTTAAGTTCTACCTCAACTTCTTCTAGATGTTCACCATCTTCCATCAGCTTATAGCCAAATGGAATGGTGCTACTACTACGCCTCTTCATATTGAGCCTCTATAACTACTTCTTGTTTTGCTGGTAGTATAAAGAGGCCATTAGAGTTTTGCAAGTTTACATCTAGTTTGTCTGTTTTAGCAAGGCCAACACGGTCTAGGAGCGTCTGAGCGGCCTGTAGACGGACGTTAGCTTGAGGTATGGGGTCAGTACTATCCATAACCTCAACGAGCTTCAGAGAGGCTTTGGGGGCATTCTGGGCTAATATATTCTCGGCTAGTTCAATTATCTCTGTTTTAAGTGCTTTAACCACGGATGTATATGAGCCTTCAGCATACCCCGCTAATTCTGCGGCACGTTTTGTATCACCATTGCAAGATACAAGGTGATCCAAGAACGATTGTTGTTTTGTAGTTAATTCTTTATTCATAACTATATATTATATAGGTGATATAGAGATCTGTCAAGTAGTTATTACACTGTTGTATGGTATTAGTTGGCAGAAGTCTTGACAAAATTAGTTTTCAGGTGTATAATAGATTATGTAGCCCACCGGGTACATATAGTCATAGGCCCACTTTAAAGCCTTTGGAGTGGGGCGACAAACTGGTTGACATTCAGAAACTTCTAAATTGTGCGTGAATGAGTATATATATAGGGGATGGGGGGTGGTCACCTGCCTAGCCCTTAAAGGGCTAGGAAGACTAGAATACTTTAAAGTCTTACAGACTTTAAAGTATTCTAGAATTCACCGCCAGAGTCTCTAAAGATCTCTAAGATCTTTAGAGACTCTGGTTGCCAGACTCAGAAA